GGACTTCAATGATTGGGTGCAGCAGGATCATGCAGAAAGACACGCAGATGCAATGCAAGAAGCACCAGTAGATACTTCAGACATGTCCATGGTTGGCATAGGACGAGGAGAAAAAGAAGAAGTGCAGCAGATATTGGACAGAAACAAAGAATCATATGATGCTGTGTTGAGTGGAGAAGATCTAATAACTTTTGGTAAATTATATCGCGAATTAATATCTTATTACATGAGCAACGGCGAAATGCCATATGAAGTAGCGAAGGCTAGAGAAGGAGATCCTGAACAATGGATTATGGATCGATTGGACAGCATGGGATTGCTAGAAACGACTCAAGAATCTCAAGTTAGTATTGATGATGAGTATAGATTTCGTGATTGGTTAAAAAACACTCATAATAAAGAAGTACATGCATTGACACCACAAGAATACACAGTAATATCAAAACAATACCGAGACGAGCAAGATAAAAAGAAACAAGAGAGTGTGGGTGGTGAGCCTACTATTAGACAGATGTCAGATCTTGAGTTAGCTAATTTCCTACACACATCAGTAGCAGAAGTTAAAAAAGACCGAGAAGCAGCAGAAGAAGCAGCAGAAGAAATTAACCAAAAATATGCTAAAAATGAAAGTTCTGTTAAATTAGCAGAGTTTAAAAGGTTAGCTGGTATATAATTATATAATAAATAAAGTGAGTTTAAAATAGGAGAAAACAATGCAGGAAACAAAGAAAATAAAATGGCTAATAGCACATGAGCCGGTAGATTTATTTTTAAGAACCGCCAAAGCATTTTCTAAAGATGTTTACGAAAGAACCAACGGAGCTATTGAAATAGAAATTTTTACAGCAAGCGAGTTTTCAAAAAAATATAACAGACCAATTGAAAATCCTCTTTCATATATGGAAGAAGGTTTATTAGAGATGAGCCAATTGCATATAAGTCATCTTTGGAAATATAATACTCCGTCATTTATGGCTTTAGAATTGCCTTTCCTATTTAATGATCATGATCACGTTGCGCGAGTAGTAGAAGGTAAAATTGGACAAGAAATGTTAGAATCATTAAAAGAAAAAAGTCCAGCAAGGGGATTAGCATTCACATACAGTGGAGGATATCGTGTAATGTTGAGCAATGAAGAAATAAACACATTAGCAGATTTTAAAAATTTAAAATTTTATACTGGCACAAATCCTATCGCAATAGATACCATAGAAGCAATAGGAGGAAGACCAGATCCTCAAGTAAATGATCAATGGGGCCGTATAATAGCCGAAGAAAAACAAAACAACCACGATGCAGTTGACACAACGTTACCTCGTGTACCAAATTTTGTAAAAGACAATTCTAAAAAACGTTATATAACCGATACAAAACACAGTATATTTTTAACAACTATAGTTGTAAGTGAGAAATGGTGGAATACGTTAACTGATGAACTTAAATTAGCTATTTCTAAATCTGCTGTTGATTCTGCTCGCCTAGAACGTCAGTGGTCGTTAGATGATGCAGAAGAATTAATTAAAAATGCTTCAGAGCAAGGATTGTTTTATAAAGAACTTGATCAAGAAGAAATGAAAAAATTTCATTCTTTGACTCAACCTTTATACACAAAATACGATACTGTGTTTATGCCAGGATTTATAGATCAAATTAAAAATAGTTAATTTTTTAATAATTCTATAGATGCATATGCATATACAAGAAAATTTTTTACATTCTGAATATGTTAACAGAAAAAAAATTTTAGTATTTGGCATTAATAGAATACAGAGTCCTCCAACAATACTTCATATAAAAAAAATTGACAAAAATTACCACGAAATAATTTCTACCGGTATTGATGATATTTTTTGTGTTTCGTTTTGTGATTTTTTATTATTTGATTCGTTAATGCCTAAATTATCTACAAATATTAAATTTTTTCAAGACAAAAATGATTTAAATCTATTAGAGTTTCAAAAATTGTTAAAAAAAAGAGGACATAAAAATTTTTTAAAAAAATTTTGGCAATTTGTTTTTTATTTAGATAATGGCTCAGTAAAATTTTATATGGAAGAACCATTTCCAATTGGAAACAAATTAGCTGTCTATGAAAATACATCTCAAAATATATATAATAGTGTGGATCCAGAAATAATATTAAAAAAATTAAGAAACAATTAATAAAATTACCAAATTACACCATAGACAATAGATAAATAAGTGTGTATATTATTCTTTATGTCTAATATACATTAGGCAAATATAAAACAAACATAGGCACAATAGGAGGCTTACATTATGGCTACACTAGCTGAAATAAGAGCGAGGTTAAAATCTCAAGAAGTGAATCGCTCCACTTCATCAACAGGCGGCGACAACGCCATCTACCCACACTGGAACATACAGGAAAATCAAGAAGCAGTAGTTCGTTTCTTACCTGACAAAGATCCAAATAACACTTTTTTCTGGACTGAAAGAGCAATGATTAAATTGCCTTTTGCTGGAATCAAAGGACAAGCGGATTCAAGACCAGTGCAAGTACAAGTACCATGCATGGAGATGTATGGAGAAACTTGCCCAGTTCTAACAGAAGTTAGACCGTGGTTTAAAGACAAGTCAATGGAAGACATGGGCAGAAAATATTGGAAAAAGAAAAGTTATATATTCCAAGGTTTTGTGTTACAAAATCCATTGTCAGATGACAAAACACCAGAGAATCCGATAAGAAGATTCATTATTGGTCCACAAATTTTTAACATAATCAGATCTGCGTTACTAGATCCAGAAATGGAAGAGTTACCAACTGATGCTGTGAGAGGTGTGGATTTTAGAATAACCAAAACATCTAAAGGCGGATATGCTGATTACTCTACTTCTAAATGGAGCAGAAGAGAAAGAGCTCTAGACGAAGCAGAAAGAGCAGCTATTGACAAGTTTGGATTGTTTAATCTTTCAGACTTCAGACCTAAGAAGCCCACTGATGCAGAAGTAAAAATAATCAAAGAATTATTTGAAAAATCTGTAGAAGGTGAAGCTTATGATCTAGAAAAATATGGTCAGTATTTCAGACCAGCTGGAGTATCAGCTACAGCAAATGGTTCTGCGAACGGATCAGCATCAGTAACAGCTCCAGTTGATGGAGAAGCGATTGTTACCAAAGTAGAAGCGGTAAAAACGGCTCCTGCTGCGGCAGCACCTCAACCATCTACTGACAGTGCTAAAAGAGCAGAAGATATCTTGAAACTGATTAGATCAAGACAAAGCAAATAACACTAATTTCTCTTTTGGCTCCAGCATATTGACACTGGAGCCAATTAGTGTTAATATAAGAACATAGGAATAAAAAAATGACAAAAGTATTTGACGCAACAAAGTTTAGAAAAAGTATTACAAAATCAATTCAAGGTTTGGGTTTAGGATTTAATGATCCTACTGACTGGATCTCTACAGGCAACTACGCATTAAACTATTTAATATCAGGAGATTTTAACAAAGGTATTCCACTAGGTAAAGTATCTGTACTAGCAGGAGAATCAGGAGCAGGTAAATCTTACATAGCATCAGGCAATATAATCAAGAATGCACAAGCGCAGGGTATCTATGTTATTCTAATCGACACTGAGAATGCACTAGATGAGGCTTGGTTACAAGCACTAGGTGTAGACACAGATGAGAAGAAATTATTAAAATTGAGTCTTTCAATGGTAGACGATGTTGCTAAAACAATATCAGAATTCATGAAAGGTTACAGAGAAGAGAATCCAGATAATAGAGAGAATGCACCTAAAATTCTATTTGTTATAGATTCTTTGGGTATGTTATTAACTCCCACAGATGTTAATCAGTTTGAAGCAGGAGAGATGAAAGGTGATTTGGGTAGAAAACCTAAAGCCCTAACAGCCTTGGTTAGAAATTGTGTAAACATGTTTGGTTCTTGGAATGTGGGACTAATTGCAACCAATCACACGTATGCTTCTCAGGATATGTTTGATCCGGATGACAAAATATCTGGAGGTCAAGGATTTATCTATGCTTCTTCTATTGTAATAGCAATGAAAAAATTAAAATTAAAAGAAGATGAAGCAGGTAATAAAATTTCAGAAGTAAGAGGTATTCGAGCAGCATGTAAAGTTATGAAGACTCGATATGCCAAACCTTTTGAAAGTGTGCAGGTTAAGATTCCATATGATACAGGTATGGATCCTTATTCTGGATTGGTTGATTTGTTTGAGAAGCAAGGAGTGCTGGTACAATCTGGCAACAGATTAAAGTATGTGGACAGTAAAGGCAAAGAACATCTAGAATATAGAAAAGATTGGGATGGTGATAAATTAACAATGATAATGAACGATTATCAAAATGTTAAAAAAACAGAACCAAAAGAAGAGAATGTTGAAAAAGAAAACAAAGAAAATAAAAAAGAGAAAAAATAGAGAAATAGAAGGTTACTATTCTGTTAATGGTAAGTTCAAAACTCTTTACAAAAAGAAATAAAAATGCAAGAATTTACACATGAAGAAATAGAACAGATATGGAACTCAATCAATCACTATGTGCCTGATAGACAAAAAGTAGATTGTGCTGTAGACTTTATCAAAACATTAGTAGATATTGGCGTTCCAACTAAAGTGATCAAATCCGCTGGAGAGTATGACGAGAAATTAGAAGAGGCCATTGAAAGCGTGTTTGATGACGAAGAAGAAGACGGATACGACGAATAATGAGCTGGTACACTAAAGTAAGTCAGGATATCGGTCTAATACCCGACTGCATAAAATACTTTGATCAAGAATTAGAAACAGCAAGAAAAGAAATATATATTTTTGGTAATTTAGAAAAAGCAGCAGCATCGCTGCCAGGAGTAGTAGAGCAAAGATTCAATCAATTGCAAGAAATAGAAGCAATATTAGAGTATCTTAATATCGAAAATCGAAGATTAAGATCAAGAACATTTAAAAAATTCCTAGAAAATTATAATAGAGCATTGACATCTAGAGACGCAGACAAGTATGTAGATGGAGAATCTGACGTAGTAGATATGGAAAAAATTATTAATGAGTTTGCTCTATTAAGAAATAAATGGTTAGGTATAACCAAAGGTTTAGATCAAAAACAATGGCAGTTAACTAACATAGTTAAACTCCGAGTGGCTGGTATGGAAGATGCCACAATCAGATAGAATAATACTCACAGACGTCGACGGTGTACTATTAGAATGGGAAGACCATTTTAATAAATGGATGGCAACCAAAGGATTTCCCCAATTAGAAAATACAGATCATGAATACGATATGAGTATTCGATATGGCATACACAAAGATCTTTCGCGAGAATTAGTTAGAGAATTTAATAAGAGTGCATGGATGAGTACACAACAACCCATGCCAGATGCACAAACTTGGGTAAAATTATTACACGCCGAAGGCTGGACATTTATACCTATAACATCACAAACATCAGATATACCAGCACAAGAATTAAGAAAAAAAAGATTGGCAGAATTATTTGGAGATACTGTGTTTACAAATTTCTTTATATTAGAAACAGGAGATCATAAAGATGCAGCACTGGCAGAATTTCACGGTACAAATTTATGGTGGGTAGAAGACAAATGGACCAATGCTAAAAAAGGATTAGAATATGGTTTACGACCATTATTATATAATCATGATTACAACCAGGGTTTAGAACATGAAAATATCACTCGAGTAAATAACTGGCAACACATACATAAAATCATACATGGTAAAAAATAAAAAAATATTAGTAATGGGATTACCAGGCTCGGGTAAGAGTTATCTCTCTGATAAACTAGCGACCTTACTGGGTGCTGTGTGGCTAAATGCTGATCGAGTAAGAGCAGAAGCCAACGATTGGGATTTTTCTCCCGAGGGTAGAACAAGACAAGCAGAACGAATGAAACGCCTAGCACAAGAAGGATTAGACCGTGGCAAACACGTGATTGCAGACTTTGTTTGTCCTACAGAAAAAACTAGACAGGACTTTGCTGCTGATTATACTGTGTGGGTGGACACTATCAAAGAAGGACGATTTGAAGATACTAATAAAATGTTTGTGCCACCACAAGAATATGATTTTCGAGTACCCACACAAAATGCTGAATTATGGTCTTTGAGAATAGCAGATGAAATACAAGAGTATGTTTGGGATAATCGTCGACCCACAGCTCAGATGTTGGGTAGATGGCAACCATGGCACGAAGGACACCAGGCTCTATTTGAAGAAATAGTTAAAAAGACAGGACAAGTAAACATACAGGTTCGAGATGTACAGGGTGTAGGAGACAATCCATTTGATTTTGAAACAGTTAAAAAGAATATAGAACAAGCATTACAACCTTACAAAAATAGAATTCGAGTAACTTTAGTACCAAATATAACTAATATTTGTTATGGTAGAGGAGTTGGTTATAAGATAGAAGAAATTGTTTTGCCAGAAAATATACAAAAAATTTCTGCTACAGATATTAGAAAGAAGATGCGAGAGGAAGGAAAACTATGAAAGTATATGTAGGTTACGATCCACGAGAAGATATCACGTATCAAGTATGTGAGCACTCAATCAAACGTAGAAATCGAAATACCGAAGTAGAACCTTTAAAAATGAAAACTCTTAGAGAAGCTGGAATTTACACTAGAGAAATAGATAAACTAGCCAGCACAGAATTTACATTCACAAGATTTTTTATACCGTATCTACAAAATTATCAAGGTTGGGCAGTGTTCTGTGATTGCGATTTTGTTTGGCAGATAGATGCTGACGAATTAAAACAATACTGTGATGATAGTAAAGCAGTAGTGTGTGTACAACACGATTACACTCCTCCAGAGGGTGTTAAAATGGACGGACAAATGCAACTAGCATATCCTAGAAAAAACTGGAGTTCCATGGTATTATGGAATTGCGCTCATCCTAAAAATAGAATTCTTACTCCAGAATTATTAAACAAAGAAACAGGCAAATTTTTACATAGATTTAGTTGGTTAGAAGATTCTGACATTGGATCTCTACCTCATGAGTATAACTGGTTAGTAGGATGGTATAAAGAACCTCGAGACGGTGCTCCAAAAATATTACATTATACAGAAGGCGGACCGTGGTTTGAAAACTATAGAAATTGTGAATACAGTGACGTTTGGAAGAAAGAATTAATAAATCTATTCTCATCATGAGCGACGATCGTTGGTTAATACCCAAAGTTGATTGTTTTAAAACTCCTATACCATATATTTGGTCCAGTACTCTTGTGCGTAGAGATGTCTATGATAAACTGTACGAACAATGGAATAATATAGAGCATCCGCATTGGACCAATTTCATTTATGAGATGTGTGTTGAAGTTTATTTCCATAACGACTTCACTCATATGTTAACTCCTCAAAAAAATAATGAATATATCGGTTACTGGTTTTTTCAACAACGTACAGATAAAAGCAAAGGTGGTGAAGTAGAACTTACAAACGGAACTAATAAAAAAACATTAAGTTATTGGCACAACACTATGTTAATAATTAAAACAGATAAAAGTTTTACAGTATTGCCTAGAAAACATGAGTTACCTCAAAGACCTTTTTGTGAACTTTACTTCGATAAAATAACTAATGAAAAAATAAAAAGATTATTATCTTAATCTTTGTAATTGTCTATAAATTCTTGTAGTTTTTTAACGTCAGCATCTAAGTGACGATCTTTAATTTTATCCCACACATAATCATCTCTAACGTTGATATTTAAATTTTTTCTAACTAACACAGCAGTATCATCAAAAACTTTCTTTGCTTGAACCAATGTTTTGGTTAGATAAAAACATCTGCCGAGTTTTTTAGCAATAGTTTGATTGTATGTGTCTACATACCAATGCCAAAAAAATGGAGGAACAAAATATCCAAGTGCTTTCATCCAGTTTCGATGCACGGCAAAATGTGGACTTCCCACTCTTTCACTTTCTTTTAACTGATAAGGCTCTTCGTTGGTTAATAATGCTGTGCCATTTCCTTTGCCATTGCCGTCGAAAGGAGCAGCCATACAAATCTTATCTGGAAATTTTTCAAATACTTTTATAATATTAAGATCCCAATTTTTAGTCATGAACTGTATGTCGTCTCCTGCTAAAAATAGTATATCGTATTTGGCTGCTTCGGCTAATTGATTCCAACTATAACAAGTGCTTTGATTGGGTCCTATTGTGTAATGTCTTTTATCAATGTATTTTTTGTAATCATTTAGTGTTGGGTCATCTTCATTTAGATACAACAATATTTCTACATTCTTAGGTTGGCTAACTGTTTTGTAGATAGTGTCTATCATTCGAACAGCGAGTAACGGACGGCCCCTAGATGGACATAGTATTGAAATCATTTTTTTATCTCCACAATAACATCATCTTTTATATTTTTTAAATTCCTAAAATCAAAAATTTTAACATTTACTTTATGACTGTTTTCTAAATCTTTAAATTGTTTTATAGTACTGTCTATATCTCGTATATCTTCTATAATATAAACTCCGTCTTCTTTTAATTTAGGATAGAGAAGATTGAACGATTTAAGTTGGTCTTGTATTCTATGAGAACCGTCATCAATAATAATATCGAGTTTATCAAATTTTTTTACAATTTCTTCTTTGGTAGCATCTCCAATAATATAATGCATATTTTTTTTAGATAGTTTATATGGCACGGTCATTTTTTTATCAATTCCTATTATTGTACTACTTTCATTAAAATATTTTGCCCATAATTCTAAAGATCGTCCAGCATTAACTCCAATTTCTAATAGAGTAATTGTTTTATCTTTATAGTTGGCTAAAGTTTCTTCGTAGTACATATCAATGTAACTATGATGTGTGCCTTTATCACTCTGTGTCTCTTTATTGAGTTGTGACAACATTATATTAATCTATCTTTCCATGTCTTGGGAGTCTTATCACTGATTATTTCCAATGGAAGATGATATTTAAATTTTCGTGTGCCTCTTTGTCGTATATAATCTGCAGTTTTCTTTACAGCAGTTTTTAAATTAGTAGTAGTACGATAATTTAATAATTGACGAGCTTTATCAGCTGAACACGTGGCTAGTTTTACTTCTTTGGGTCTATCTTCGTAGTGTATGGGATCTAGATTACAGCCTGTTTCATTAGCACACAACGCTGATAATTCATTAATACTTACAAATTCTTCGTCTGGGCCAATATTGATTATTTCGCCTTTGACATTTTCATTGAATGCTAATTCATTCAAACAATAAAGACAATCGTCAATATAACTGAAACATCTTTTCTGTTCTCCATCTCCATATATCACAGGTGCTTTACCTTGCAGCATTCTATTTAACATAATGCTCATCACATTACGGAATGGATCATCATATTTCTGTCTAGGACCCACAATGTTATGTGGCACTGCTATGTTCCATTCTATGCCGTGTGTATCACATAAATTTTTAATCACTCGTTCTCCTGCTTCTTTGGCAATACCATATGGATCCTGTGGCTTAGGTTCATATTCTTCGCGGAAAGGCACTTGATTGGTTCCATACCTTGCCATGGAACTACAATAAACAAATCTTTTAACTCTATTTTTAATTGCTGCTGTTACTGTGGATACTGATGCTTCAAATATATTTTGAGTTACTAACAACGGACTAAACACACTCAATCCTTCATACGCAGTCGCGGCACAATGATACACTATGTCACTGCCTCGCATGGCTTCGGTCATCTTATCTAAATCTCGACAATCAATTTGATGGAACTCCACACCCTCTGGTATATTATCATTATAACCGCCTATCATGTTATCATTACCAGCAACCTGATGACCATTAGATATCATTAGATCTGCTAGATGCGATCCTAAAAATCCAGCAACACCTGTTATAAAAATCTTCATGATATATTAATTATTCCTAATAAAGACCTTGTCTGGCCATTTGTCTATTAATGTGGTAAAACCCAACTCCTGTAGATATTTTTCTATTTCTGCATTGCTAGAATTATATTTTTTTGAATTATTGTTTAATTCTATCATTAAAAAATTACAATTTTTTAGTGTATCTTTTGCTCCACGAAGCACATTCATTTCAAATCCTTCTACATCTATTTTAATCAGATCAACGTTTTCAAATTGAAAAGAATCCACAGTCTTCATTGATATATTACCTATTGAATAAATTCTTCTAGCTTGTGTAAAATCATCATCGGTCAATGATACAGTGGTTTCAACATCTCCTACAGCATAATCTAATAGTTCTATATTATCAAATGAAGAAAGGTTTTTTAAAAGACATTCAACGTGTGTTCGGTCTGGTTCAATAGCATATATCTTTTTACAATATGGTGCAAATTCTGCACTCCATGTTCCGCACCATGCTCCGATATCTAATACTGTATTAAATTTTTGATTATGGGCTTGGCACCAATCAAGAAATTCTTTAAGACATTTATTCTGTGTAAATGATTGTCCGTTTCGCCATTGTTCCACATGTATGTCGTTGCTGGGTACCCAAAATCCGTTTATTTTTTCTATGTTCATAACATTCTAATTTCTTTTAAAATACTGACAGCTGTGCCATTGGCAAATTCTTGAGGAGTAAATTGTTGATATGCTAATGAGTATAACCATTGTGTAGGATCTAGATATAATGGATCTTCTATTTCAGATAGACTCGCAGATGACATAGACCAAGCAAAACTTTTTGGGTCACTGAATACAGGCACTCCTTCTAGTGCTGCTGCTACTGCACTGATACTACAACTGGTTACGCATGCCCATGCATTTTCTAAATCTTTTTCTAAAGGTATATCAGCCACAGCAGGACCAGATGTGCCGGCCTTTCTAGGTTTTTCTCTAATCTTAATAGGCCGATCAGTATATTTTTTTATTTCTTTAACAGTATCATTTAGCCAGTTGGGTTTTTTAAGATATGTATGTATGCCCACACTGCTAGGACAGATAAGAATATATTCTCCTTGATTTTTATCTCTTGTTTTAATTTTTAAATTAAATTTGTTGAATCTGTCTGATGGACAATCTCTCCAGTATCTAGCATGTATTTGATTCTTACAAATTCTCCAATAATGATTATCTTCTTTTAAATTATTATTATCAAATCTTCCAAAATAAGGAGTATCGGTATACCAATAATCTAATTGTTGTTGTTCTAACTGATGTACAAGGTTAATATTATTATTAACAAATCCCCAAAACATTGCAGGAGATTGTGCTGTCTTTTCTGAATTACTGTTTATTTTAACTTCAGCAGGCCAAGACTGTTTGATTCCGTTGAATACTTCCCAACACTTGCTTTTGGTATTTTCTAGAGGTGCGTATATGGTTAACATTTGTACTATT